AGATAACAAAGGTTTGTACTACGAAAGTAAGGCAGGTCGCCATACACTTGGAAGAGATTATCTTTTAATGGTAGAAGATGGATTGATTAACGAACACTCAATTGGCTTTGTTACTATTAAACAAAAGGGTATGGGTCAATACAATGAAATTACAGAAGTTAAATTATATGAAGGCTCTTCATTACAAGGATGGGGTGCTAATGAAATGACACCAATTACAGGTATGAAAAGCTATGAAACAATAGGATTTATGATGGATAACATTTTAAATGCAATCAAAAACGGTAAATACACAGATGAAACATTTGCCAAATTAGAACTACAATTACTACAACTACATAAGGAACTTGCTTTACTTAAAGAAGCATCAGTTGAAAATCTTGAGCCATTGGAAGATAAATCTACCGTTACGGTAACTATATCTATAGAAGATACTGAAGATGAAAACCCGATGGAAGATGAGCCAGTTATGGATGAAGAGGCAGTTATTGAAGAAGGATCACCTGAACTTGAAGAAAGCGAAGATGAGAAATTTGAATTATTATTAAACAATTTATTAGAAGATTACAGAAATGGAAAAAGTTGAACAACTTAAATCTGCTATAAACGAAAACGTAAAAAACGTCGTTGCAGAACAAATCAGCGAGAAATCTCAAGCAATTGATGCTCGTCTTGACGAAATGGAAATTAAATTACAAAAACAAAATTCTACAGAAAAAATGGAAGCTAAATCTTTTGAAGCGTCTTTTGCAGACCTAATTGCAAAGAACTTTGATTCTATCAGTGATGTATCTGCTGGTAACAAAGTTAAACTTAACATGAAAGCTGTTGGTAACATGACTGTTGCTAATAACCTTACAGGTGATGCAGTACGCACATACCAGCCAGGTGTTGCTATGATACCTAACCGTTTGGTTAACTTCCGTAGCCTTATCCCTGCTGTTAGCTCTGCTACTGGTATATACACATTGTATCGTGAAACTGGTGTAGAGGGTTCTATCTCTGTACAATCAACTCCAGGTGATGCTAAAACACAAATTGACTACGATTTAACTGCGGTTACTTATACTGCTCGTTACATCGCTGGTTATGCTCGTATTGACAAGTCAATGCTACAGGATCTTCCTTTCCTACAGTCAGCTTTGCCACAAATGTTGTTACGTGATTTCTACAAAGCAGAAGATGCTAAGTTCTATGCTGATCTTATCGCTGCTGCTACAGGTTCTACTACTACTTCAAATACTGTTGACGTAGAGCAAATCATTGATTACATTACCAACCTTGAAAGTGCTGATTTCTCAGTAAATGGTATCGTTGTTAATCCAAAGCAATGGGGTAGATTATTGTTAACTAAACCTGCTGATTATTCAATCCCTGGTGGTGTAACAATCACTCCTGATGGAAACATAGCTATCGCTGGTATTCCTATCTTCAAGTCAAGTTTCATCGCTGATGATAAAGTACTTGTAGGTGATTGGAACATGGCTAAGAGAGTTGTAGTTGACGATCTTAAAGTTGAGTTCTTTGAGCAAGATTCTGATAACATTCAGAAAAACTTGGTAACTGTTCGTATCGAGGCTCGTGAAGTTCTTGCTATTGATAGAGTTGATGCTTTCGTTTTTGCTGATTTAGGCAACGTAGCATAATTATAAAGTAGTTTGGAAAGTATAATACTGGGAGGATCGTTTCCTCCCCTACTTTCAAATAAATAAATTATGAGTAAGAAAATAAAAGTAAAGTATTCATACAGAGATTTAGTATTGAATAGATTTGTTAAAGAGGGTGAAGAATTAATTGTATCTGACGAAAGAGCTGAGATTTTATTGAAAAAAGGTTTTGTTCGTACTTTTGAAGAAGTAGTTGAAGAAGTAGTACAAGATATAGTACAAGAAGTAGTACAAAAAGAAGAAAAAGTTGAGGTTAAAACAAAGGAGTTAAAAATATCTAAAAAAACTAAGTAATGACTTTAGGACTTGACGTAGAAATAAAAATTGATTTAGTATCAGAACCAGTTACGGTTGCTGAAATGAAAGATTATCTAAATATAGATTTTAGTACATGGGATTCTTTATTGAGTATCCTAATTTCTGGAGCAAGGTCTAAAATGGAAAGATATACTGGCTGTACTTTTGGCACTAAAACATTGATTTCTACATTTCAGCAGGTTGGCAGTAATATTGATATTCCTTATGGCCCTATTCAATCAATTACAAGTGTAAAGTCTATTGATGAAACAGGTGTAAAAACTACTCTTGTTAATGGAGTTGATTACTTGATTACTGGTAATAATTTTAAGAATATTAGATTCAATTATATTGATAATCCAGTTGAGATTGAGTATGTAGCTGGTTACGATCCTCTACCAGTAGACTTAAAGGTTTCTGTAATGAAACAGGTAGGTATGGATTTTGAATTTAGAGAGAATGTAATGGATTCGTCACAGGTAACTGAACTTTCCAATGGTGCAAAACAAGCAGCTAATAGTTATCGTAGAGTTTATTTATTCTAATGAGAAGAACATTTCACAAGTCATCAGATTTTAGAGAGCAAATAGAGCTTATTAAGTATGCGTTAACGTATGATGAAACAGGTGGTACTGTTCCTACTTATGAATCAGCTTATAATACATTTGCTAAAGTAAAACCATACGATGGTCAATTATCAATACAGGGTGGTGAAAGAGTTGGTAATAATAAATATGAGTTTATTGTACGATATAGAAATTCATTAACCTATGAGATACCAAATCTTTGGGATGAGTTCTTTGCTGTATGGAGTGAGAATAGTCAGTTTATAGATAAGACTTATAAAATAGGATATAGGAATAAACAGTATATTATTCATTCTGTTATTATAGAAGATGAACGTAATTATTATTTGAGAATTATTGGATGGCTTAAAAGTTAATGGGCGATTTAAAACAAGTATTAAAAGATTACCAAAAGTATTACGATACTATAAGGGAATATAGCGAGGAGAAAGTAAAGAAGACGGTAAGTAATATAAAAGATATTACAAATTCAAAATATTCAGCTGATGGAATTGATGGGGATAAAAATAATATAATTGTTCCAAACAGTCCAATAAGCTATAAAATGCAGAATAATAAAAGTACTGTCAATGGGTTTGCTTATGCAACACCAAATAAAAACTTTATTTATTTAGAGTTTGGTACAAGACAGAGAGCTAGTGATACATTAAGAATACAAACAGATTTCGAGAGTAGAATAAATACCAATTCTATAGCTGCTCCATATAAATCAAATAATACCAAGTTTGTAAATCAGAAAGCTATAACTGGAAGATATTATTTTTTAAATACTATAGATTTAAAAGGAGTAGAATTTTGTTACACCTTTGGCAAAAAACTGTAGATAAAAAATGTTGATTAATTCATAAATTTTAACTAATTTAAGGCAAAATATACAAATGGCTTCACTTACAGGACAAACCATAGCATCGACTTATGATGCGTTACTAAAAATATCGGACAATGGGCCTATTAATAGTACATTAAAGCAAATTACCGATGGACTTGGCAATAACTCTGCACTTTTCTTATCTGCAAATGCTGTATCTATTAGTGGATCTATTCGTTTAACTGGAACATTACTTGATCAAAATAATGAAGCTGGTACGGCTGGTCAATTTTTAGTTTCTTCTGGTACTGGTGTGGATTGGCAAAACATTGCTGAGTCTGGATTAATTACAGGTGCTGGTACTACAACTTTTCTATCTAAGTTTACAGCTGGTGGTGTTATAGCAAATAGTATTGTTTCTGAAAGTGCATCAGGTATAGGTGTTGGAATAGTAGCTACACAAAAACTTCATGTTAATGGTAATGGATTATTTGTAGGAACTTTAACTGCCTCTAACTTTAGTGGTTCTTCTTCAGGTGCAAATACTGGTGATGAAACAAATGGTACTATTAAATCAAAGTTAGGTCAAGTAAGTGCAATAGTTGATGGTTATTTAGGTTCAGTTGACTACGAGTCATTTGTAAATAAAGTACCTCAAGTAAGAACAATATCTATTAATGGTGAAACTTTTGACTTATCAGCAAATAGAACTTATAGTGTAAACGTAGGTGTAACTTCATTTAATACAAGAGCTGGAGCAGTTACGCTTTCTTCTTCTGATGTAACTACTGCTTTAGGATATACTCCTGCTATTGATTCAAGAATAATGACTATTAATGGTGTAGGTTATAGCCTAGCTGCTGATAGAACTTGGTCTGTAGGAACTGTTACTTCTGTTGCAACATCTGCTCCACTTACAGGCGGAACTATTACAGGTGCTGGTACTATTGGTATTAGTCAATCAAATACTACTACAAATGGTTATCTAAGTTCTACTGATTGGAATATCTTTAACGGAAAACAAGATGCTTTAGGATATACTGCTGAAAATTTAGCAAACAAAGGAATTAATAATGGTTATGCTGGTTTAGATGGTAGTGGTAAAGTTCCTGCAACTCAATTACCAAGTTATGTTGATGATGTTGTAGAAGTAGCCAATTACGCTGCATTACCTGCTACAGGAGAAACTGGAAAGATATATATAACCTTAGATACTAATTTTGTTTATCGTTGGTCTGGTAGCGTTTATGTAAAGATTTCTGAACCTAATGCCGTTTGGGGTTCTATTACAGGAACTTTATCTAATCAAACAGATTTACAGAGTGCTTTAAATGCTAAAGTAGATAATTCAAGAACGATTACAATTAATGGGGTTGGACAAGATTTATCGGTTAACCGTAATTATAATGTAGGTACAGTTACTAGTGTTGGTGGAACAGGAACAGTTAGTGGTCTTAGTTTAAGTGGGACTGTTACAAGTTCAGGAAGTTTAACCCTAGGGGGTACTTTATCGCTTACCAGCTTAAATGTTACAAATGGATTAGGATATACTCCTGTTACAAATGCAAGAACATTATCAATTAATGGAACAGTTTATGACCTAACAGATAATAGAAGTTGGTCAGTTGGAACAGTAACAAGTATTGGTTTAGATTTAGGAACTACTGGAACAGATGCAAATATATCTAATAGTCCTATCACTTCAAGTGGAAATATTACTCTAAACTTACCTACTGCTTCTGCAACAAATAGAGGTTTATTAAGTAATACTGATTGGTCAACATTCAACGGAAAACAAAACGCATTATCATTAACTGTAACAGGGAATAGTGGGGCAAGTACTTTAGTTGGTTCTACCTTAAATGTTCCTACTTATACTTTAGCTGGTCTTGGTGGTCAGCCATTACTAACCAATCCTGTTACTGGAACTGGAACAAGTGGATATTTAACTAAATGGAACTCTACTTCAAGTGTTAACTCAAGTGTTCTTTATGATGATGGAACTCAAATAGGATTAAATACAATTTCACCTGGATTCTTATTAGATGTAAATGGTGTTGCAAGGGTTGTTGGTCAACTTAGATTAGGTTCTACTATCACTAATGGAACTTATACGTATACTTTACCAAATGCTACGGGTACTTTAGCCTTAACAAGCGATTTACATAGTGCAGTAACATTGGCTGCTATTGGTTCAACTGCTAACGCTAATGGTGCAACCTTAACAGGGCAAGTATTAAATCTTCAACCTGCGGATGCAAGTTTTGGCGGAGTAGTTACTACAGGAACTCAAACCTTTGCAGGAGCTAAGACGCTTACAGGAGCATTAAATGGTACAAGTGCTACGTTTAGCGGGAATGTTACGGCAGGAAACTCATTGACAGTTAAAGGTAGTGTTGATGCTTTTACATGGACTGGTTTTGCAATGGAATCAACAGATGGAACTACATCTAAATGGGATTTTATTAACGCAAAAGGAAGTGGAAATTTATTAATAACAAATTCAGCTTCATATAATACAAGATTAAATTTAACACCCTCTGGCAATTTAGGCTTAGGAGTTACACCGAGTGCGTGGAATTTATCAGGGTTAAAAGCATTTCAGATTGGTGCAGTTTCTACAATATTTGATTTTGCAGATAATTTATATATAACAAAAAATAGGATTTACGATAGTGGTAATAAATATACTAAAAATGGTTTTGCACAATCCTATGAGCAAGATTCATTAGGTCAACACGTTTGGCTAACCGCTCCATCAGGCACGGCAGGTAACGCTATAACCTTTACTCAAGCAATGACCTTGTTTAGTGATGGTAATTTACTTTTAACAAATAGTACAGTTACTAATGCAGGTTACAAGCTAGATGTTAATGGTACTGGTAGGTTTAGTAGCGATGTAACTATTTCAAAAACAAAAATTAGCACAGTTTCAGTTGGAACTATATCTGCTTTAGGTAGTTCAACAGTTACAATAATAACTGGCAAAGGTGGAAATATATCATTAGGTGCAACAATTGTAATTACAGGTTTTGAAAATCAAAATAATGGTGCAGTAATGGTTACTGCAAATGT